TTTTCAAATCAGTATTTTTCAATTTTCTTTTCATATTTTCTTTTCTGACACGCTTTATCAATTTTCGATTAGTTGATGTTGTAAATCCAGATTTAATCAATGTAATCAAGAAAATAAAACCGTACAAAAGAGATGTAGAAACACACTTTCCTGATGAAGATGCTTCAAGTAAATCAACAGGTTATTTGCAGAACCGACCGTGTTCTGTATTGTTTAATAAAAAATCAAGAAGCGAGCGAGCCTGCGAAGCAGCTTTGCTGGATGCTTGTTTTCTTGAAAGATATTCAAAGGAGCGAAGCGAGCTTGTTCGCACATATAGACGTTTTCTCGAGAATGGATGATGAATTTCATTTGCAAGCTCGTGATCAGATAGCAAAGCAACATCAGTTTCAGTAAATAATCAGTGACTATTTCAATTTACGAAATCAGGAGAAACTGCATGATCAATTTCAAAGAATTTATTCTTTCGGAGGGTGACTTGGGCAAAGATGATATCACCAAAGGCGGTTCGAAGTACATCAAGGCTCTTTTTCAAATGATTATTGATAAGAAGCCTATCATGTTTGCTGATGGAAAATCTCGAGTCGTTGAATATACTGACGAGCTGAAAGAAATTCTTGGTGTTGCTACTGCTGGTGGTGATGCTACAGAATTAATGAAGACTGGATCGAAATATAAACTAATCTTCAAGACAGCTGATGGCACCTTTCCTTGGACAAAGGTTGAAAAGACACAGTTATCGGGTGCTGAAGATACATCTAACCGATATAATAAAGGTGAGGTTGCAGAAGGCATTGTAGCAACCGCAATCACTGCAAAGTTCATCAATCCTGAAAAAGAGATTAAGGCTGAAGACATCTATAAGATTCTTGACACTCTTAGCACCTCGAAGAAAGAGCATACATTCATCCATAAGACAGCATTGTCGGGTGAAGATAAGGTTACACTGAAAATTTCATTGAAACCCAAATCGCTGGAAGCGCTAATCGATCCTGTGAATCGAAATGATTTGAAAGAAGAATATAAGGGTGCGATCACATACGCGAATTCAGCCTACGTCAAGAAACATGCTGAACTTCTGGATAAGAATAACACCAATGACACCGTGGTCATCAGCTCTTTCGGTGATGTTGATGAAAAACTAACCAAGGTTGATATGAATGTGATGATTGGTATTGATGGCGGCACACCAGTCCTGACTGATCTCAATCTTTCGATCAAGAGTGGCAAGACAAAGAATCTCGAACAGTCTGGCATCAAGGCTAAGACTATCATTGAAATTTTCAGCAAGTTTGGTCTTGACGTTTCTCATTTCAGTCAGTCTTATGAAAAGAAGCAGACCTGGTATGAAGGCGTCTTTGCTTATGCTGCAACCTGGTTCAATAAGGAACTCTTGAATGGAAATGATGAAAGAGAATATGAACTTCTGAAGAATATCTCGACAGGAATTGACTACGCGGCAACGAAGAATGATAGTTCAGTTCTTCAGATTCATCTTGATGGTGGATCATTTGAGGTGCTTTCATTCAAGGATCTTGAAGCGGATCTCAAGAAATTGAAACTTGAAGCCTTGTTCGAAATGAGCGAAGGTACTCCTGCAAGAGGGACGAAACCAGCTACACCACCTCGCCCATATCTATTCTTCCTTGATAAGGTTACCAAAGAGAAGCTTCTGATTTTTCGACTCGAGGTTCGTGAAGGTGAGCGGGTAAATAAATTACACATTGAGAAAGGACCATTACTGATAAAGTTGACGCACGTGAAATAATTCAAAGCATGATTCAAAGAATGATTCGATAAACTATGAGGAGATGAATGATATGAATAATTTTCAAAATGAAGTGATTGAGGAGAGAGATGATTTATCAGTGAAATTAGGGAATCTTTGCAGTTTCCTTGAAAACTCTGAAATCTTTGATGAACTCGATGATGATGAGAAAGAACGCTTGACTGCTCAACGTGAAATCATGAGTGAATACCTTGATATTCTGGAGGAGAGAATTTCTTATCTCTCCTGAGGATGATGTAGCATTCGAGTAAAGCAAGAAGCCCATGCCTGGGAATGACATGGGCTTTTGAATTTGCATCTTTCCTATTGTAGCTCCCCTTCCCTTTCTTGGGCTCCACTATTCTGATTCTATATTTTGGAGACCTCACCTCACGCGCTACACTTGATCTCCTTTTCTGCTTGCTTTGCATCTTTGATTTCATCTTGAATACTCCGCATGAAAAAATTCAGGATTGAAAAAGACTCAATCCTGAATACTATTTAGACGCCTCTCGATTTATTCAGTTCGGAGACTATTGCATACTATTATTTCATCTGATTGCATCTGGATCATACGAATTGTCTGCTGAATGCTCTTATCAGTCTCGGATGATTCTTTGCCGAGTCCAGTCTCCAGAACGAGTATGATATCATCATCTGAACAGTTCTGAGCCTTCATGGTACCAATCATCACATCAATAGCGAGTGGTAGATAATGCTGATCTAAGGTTGAAATCATCATATTGAAAAACTCGATCTGCTTCTTCGAGGATTCATTCTTCATGATTGATATTCTCTGTGTGATGATAAGATCAGACAATTTCCACTATGGAAATGATCTTGACCATGGGTGCAGCCTTGCGTGACAACATCAGTTCACGATAACCGCATTTTGAAAATCTGTCGATGCAACTGTCATCAATCTCGAATTTCACCAGATGTTGGTAACGATCTCCAACGAACCGTGAATTGTTGAACTTACCATCCTGAACACGGGTGGTGACGAATTCATGAGTACCAAACCACTTGAACTTGCTGTTCCATGACAAACTGCGATACTTCATAGTCTCAGAAAACTCTTCATTGCACATTGCACGGTAGATGATCATGATATATGATCCTGATTCACTTGCTGCATGTTGAACTTTGAATATTGATGATGAGTTATATTAGCACGAATTCTTCATCTTGTCAGGCACTTCGTTGGAAGAATATCAAATTATTTCACCATCCCGTGTGAAATGATCCGATGAAAATCCATGATCTGCTTTGCTGCCCGCTGCCCTAATTCAGTGTCAAGCTGATCAAGGATGGTTTGCAAGATCAGAAATTTGAAATTGCAGAATTGTACTCCACCATCAGCTCCTGAAAAAATGGTGAGCATATCAGCGAGTGCTCGGTCAATGTCAGCTTGGTTGATGTTCATCTTCTCAGAATTCCTCTATTGATATTTTTTCATGTCAAATGGTTCAATTCTTATAATTGATCTAAAACCATCAACCCCACCGCAATTATCAAGATAGCAGTAACCCAGAACCTCAACATATGAATCATTTGAATAACTCTTATCGAGTGTTAAGAACTGCTCATGAAATTCGAAATGACCATAATGGGTTGAACCATTCATCTGTTCAATTTCGAAGTATTGATCACCCTGTTCAATGTTGATCACCTTGCCAATCAACGAGACAGGTAACCCCATGAGTGCCATGATTTGATCTTCAGTCAGACTCAAATCATTAGCACGTTCATATGCGGATTCAATATCTTGCAAATTCACCATCTCAGAATTCCTCTATGACATCATAGATGACATCGATGAAAGTTTATTGCATTGAATTTCACTGTGCATCCAATGCTTGTCAGAATGAACATGATTTTTTCGAACCCACTTAGCAACAGACTTCGAAAAATCACCGTATTCGAATGACCGTTCAAGACGAATCACGAAACCTTCTTGCTTTTCTGAATCAAGATTGCCTATGATGTTGTCTATGATACAATCGAGCTGATCAGAATCAGAACAGACGCCCCGCCACAGAACCTTGACAATTGGAATCTCAAGAAGTTCGAACCATTCTTCAGTTTCATCCCAGGACAGTGCTTGGTTTTCATTATTCCAGACTGAAAATCCCAAGAAATACCCTGAAAGATTATCATACTCTATCGAATGCTTAGCGTATAGATTTTCTCCGCATATTCTCCACCCATCCGGCAGAAGATGAAGTTTAGGAAGTAGGAAGTTCTTCACCCAATTTCTTGAAACGTGACCTCGACTATCAAGGGATCGAGCGTGAACATGACCGGATTGGTGACCTGTTGTGTTCTCTCCATCCATTTTCTCAGTGATGACAATCTGTTGACCTACGAGATGGTTGGTTGACTTCAGAACCTTATCATCAGAAGACCGACCCTCTGACTGTGGTAGATGATAGGTTCTTGGATATTTCATATTCATTTCAGCCTGTCCTCAGTATTCGTTCGAATTCTCACTCTGGAGCATGATTACCTTGCAGTCATCGATTTGATCTCAGAGTGTTGAAAAAAGGCGGATGAATAAAGCACCCGCCGAGGATTGATTACTTGGCTCCGATACGAAATTCCTTGTATGAATAGAAAACCTTGACACGGGTGGTCTTCTTATTGCTATTCAGGAACCAATCAAGAATGGACTTGTAGAGACCATCTTCAATATCAACCTTCGAAATCATCTCGAAACCATCATCAAAGAGATATTTCTTCTTGAGATTGCCCAGAGTCTCTTCCCAAACGGTGGAACCAACATCACCCATCTCAGGCGTCCAGGCGGTCAAGACACGTGAACTGAGCTTGACATTATCTGTCTTCACGACATAGGTTGGTCCTTCGATATAGGCGTAGCAAACTTCAGTACCATCAGTTGCCGTCCAGCTCTTTCCGAATGAGACTACAGAACTGAAGTTTCCTTCAAGAATTTTCTTGAACTCATCACATGCATCAACTTCGATAGCAACCTTGCATTTCGAACCCTTCGCGAGAGAACCATCAGGTTCATGTAGATATTGGCCACCCGCGTAAGAGATACCACCGTAGATGTAATTGTCGCATGGTGCATGGTAGCGACTACCATCCCACGTGGGTTCGACTTGTCCATCATCAACCAGATCGAGCATTCGAGATTTCATCACATTCTTGGCATTCTCAAGAGAAGTGAAAAACTTCTCCATACTGATGATCACCAAGTCTGTCCCATTTTTCACGCATGATGGTTTTTCGTCTGATGGGTTGATAGTTGCAATGGCAGACTGCACAGCAGACTGAATAGGAGCGATCTTCGATGGCTGCTTCGCTGGTTTTCCAGCCCAGCCGGGGAAGTTTGCACCGAGTTCAGCCTTCACGAAATAGCGTGCATCAGCTGTGATGTAGCCGATGTCGTTGATCGCAAATTCCACCAGTTGTTCGGGTGTCAATGTATTGTCATCTGCTATCTTAGCACGGAGTTGGGCGATCTTCGATGTAGATTTTTTCATGATATATGGTCCTGATTCACTTGCTGCATGTTGATTTCTGATGATGGGTTATATTAGCACGAATTTTTCATCTTGTCAAGCACTTTGTTGCACTTTGTTGGCAGAATTTCAAACTATTTTTGGTTCTGATGAAGAACCAATTAGGGCATCCTTGCCCTTCGGTGCTTCTTAGACCCAGTTCAGTTTTCCAATTGGGCTATTGTCGCCAAGGACCAACCGACGCAGGTGAGTTGGGCTCAGAACTTCAACAGCAGGGCGACCATCAGTGACATTTTCAGGCAGGCGGGTAAGGAAGAAGTCACCAAACGCCATCGAGATGTCACCAATAGCGGTCTTGAGAGTGATTCCATCAAATTCAGAACACTCAATACCGAGTTCCTTGAACCAAACTTGAACATCGTTGATGCTACTCAACTTGCCAGTGTCGATTTTCTTCTGAGCCCGTGTCAGTTTAGGTGCTTCAGACTTAGGTTGGGTGGTAGTACCATCAGCCTTAGCCCACCCGGGGAAGTTTCCACCGAACTCAATCTTCACATAATAACGCGCGTCTGCAGGAATGTAGCCGATGTCGTTGATTGCGAAATCTACCAGTTGTTCGGGTGTCATCGTCTCATCAGCTGCCTCAAGTTCAGCAAACTTAGCACGAAGACGAGCAATCTTCGAAAGCTTCACGGATGGTGCAGTAGCTTGCTCAGAGGGTGTCTTCTGCTTCGCTGTCTGCTTCGCGGGCTTTCCGGCCCATCCGGGAAATTCACTGCCGAGCTCGGCCTTCACGAAATAGCGTGCGTCTGCAGGAATGTAGCCGATGTCGTTGATCGCGACATCTACCAGTTGTTCGGGTGTCATAGTATTGTCCTCTGCTATCTTGGCACGGAGTTGGGCGATCTTCGATAAGGGTTTCGGTGCAGAAACTGCTGTTGCGGTGTCTGTCGTCTTCGTGCGACGAGCACCAAAGAAAACGTATCCGAACTCTTTCTTCAGACACTGTTTACTGTCAGCGTCCGTGATACCAAGAGACTCACGAGCAGTCTTCACGATAGCCGTGGCGGAATCATGGTCCAGTGAGCCTTCCAAGCTGATTGTAGCGTTGATGAGGTCACGGAGTTGAGCGATCTTCGAAGTAGATTTTTTCATGATATAGTCCTGATTCACTTGCTACATGTTGATTTCTGATGATGGGTTATATTAGCACGAATTTTTCATCTTGTCAAGCACTTTTTTGGCACTTTGTCAAACTATTTTTGGTTCTGATGAAAATTCTTTTGCTGCTGGCTTGCTGTACGTTGATGATGGAGTATAGTAGCACGAATTTTTCATCTTGTCAAGCACTTTGTTGCACTTTTTTTGGTTCTGACGAAAATTCTTTTGCTGCTGGCTTGCTGTACGTTGATGATGGAGTATAGTAGCACGAATTTTTCATCTTGTCAAGCACTTTGTTGCCAGAATGTCAAATTATTTTTGAAGGATACTACCCGCAGTTACTGACTCTCCAGGCTGGCTGCTGGCTGGTACGCGGGTGGGTTGACGTGTGATCAGTTCAAGTGTGATCAGATCACACGTCACACCACTAAGGTGCTGCAGTTGGTAAAAGATGTGACGGAAAAATGGTTAAATTCATGTTTCTATTGGAAAAACTGTGATGAGTGATTAACTCTTTAGATTTCAATAGGATTTTTTCATGGTTCACTCAGAACTCATGATGCGGGTCGCCGAGCTGAAAGACTTGCAGCCCTATATCCCTCCATGCTCGGCAAACTTTGGGCCGATCCTCGAACACTGATTTAACACAGAAATTTGGCTCGATGTGCTTCTGAAAAATTTCTGTCTTGATGGTGACATCGGAACGCTTGTCACCAGCAGCACGCATGAAGAGTGCATGATACCCGACCGCGTGCTGCTGAAGCCATCTCTCAGTGAGCCCACGGCATGATTCGTCTCGACCAGTGAGGATGATGATCATCACACCATCCCAGGCCAGACCCTTGATGACCCGATGAACCATCTCGTCGATCTCATCAGAATCAACCTTTGTCAAATCATATATGGATCGATCACGATGGTGAGCGAGGGTTCCATCCAGATCAACCAGAATGCACTCATGATTTTTCATATTTTATCTCTTATGATGATGCTGCAATAATGAAGTCTTTCACAAATTCAGATCGAACGATGTCATCAGCACCCATCTCAATTATCGAGAAGTGCTTTGGCATTCTCTCGCAAATATCAACGATTTTCAAGAATCCTGAAAACTCATGACGCTGATTAAGATCACACTGATTCCCTGAGCCATCACCAATGATGATAATTCTTGAATTTTCACCAATTCGAGTGATAACAGAATACAGTTCACCAAATGTTGCTGAACTTGCTTCGTCAAGAATAACCAGAGAGTTGTCGTAGGTTAGACCACGAAGAAATGAAGTTGATTCGAATTTCACGATATTCTTTTGCTTGAGAAGACTATAAGCATCGTCACGATGAAGAATTTCATTGAAAATCTGTTCATAGGGTTTCTCATATATCATTAGCTTTTCTTGCAGTGTACCAGGAAGATGGCCAATGTCTCTGGCCTGAGTTGCTGATCGAATGATTTGAACATGATCAATGGATCTCTTTTTCAGAAGATCAAGAGCGAACAAGCATGAGATAAACGATTTTCCTGTTCCAGCATAACCCGAAATCACAAGATTCTTACCTCGATTGAATTCGGATGCTGCATGATATTGAATTTCTGTCAGGTATTCAGGATCCTTGAAATTATTGAAAACATCAAGAGAATTAGAGAACATTTTCGATTTCTTCTTGAGATTTCTCATATAATGTCCTTCTTAGAATTGTGAGTGACTTTGCTCAGATATATTTACCCGCTCGAGCGAGTTCCAGCATTGCCCTTGGTCCTTGAAAGGTTCTTTCAATCAGATATTCTTCCAATTCATCATAAGACCACCCACCACGGACAATTGCATCATTCAGATCCTTGAATCTATTAAATCGTCTATCATATATCACGACGCTTGAATTTGAACTGATTAGATTCTGAAGTCTCTTCTTAACCTGAACGTTGGTGCGATAGTCATTATCCAGAATGAATGTTGCAGAATTATACTTTTCATTGATGAAATTATAGACTGTTGAATCACCCACGCCACCCATTGCAATCGAATTACTGAGCATCATCGCATCAATCGGAGATTCAGTGGCGTAGACTTTCTTATCTGGATCAACGAGATTCATTCCCCATATCTTTGGAATGTTGATATCATTAACCTCAAATACCATGAAGAATTTACTCTTGATTGATCTGAATAGCGCGTAGTGATAACTGTCGGGACCATAGAAAAATGGAATTAGCAAACCACGCTGAGGAAAGACACCTGAAGTCTTGTATTTTTCGATAGACTTCGCAAATTCTGAAATATCTGAATCGTATAAATAATCATAGAATCTTGAAGGTATCTTTCTCAATTCAGCATATTCAATAATTCTTGAGTTTCTGGTTTTTGAAAGAGCCGTGCCCTCAATTGATTTCTTGATACTCTTGAACTTGGTGACAGTCTTGAGCAAAGAATCATCGAATGCTTTGCTGCCATTCGAAATGTATTGAGTTCTGGATATGTTGAGATGCTTCAACTTCTCAAGTCTGAACTCATTATAGAGATTGATGTCATATTCACGCAGAAAATTATCGAAGGATGATGAATATTCACAGTTGAAGCATTTCACCAAGACAATATCATCCTTCGCATAGAAATGTCCTCTGGCCTTTGATTCTTTTTTCTTTGAATCACCACAGAATGGACATCTGAATCGATAGAGTGAATCGCGCACTTCTTGAAATCTTTCAAGCCTTGCGCCAACGATATTAACGTATTTCAAATAGACAAATGAAAAACTCATAGAGGAAGTTCCGATGCGTAAACCTAAAGAAAATGCGGTTGCTACAGAATTTGGATGGGTCAATCCTGATAGTGGTGAACTTCTGGTATCAGTCCGTGGGCTACCTAACCCGGTTAAGTGGCGACGTGGCGAGAAGATTACTCAGACAATTGTAACACCAATCCAGGAAGAAGTCAAGCCTGCAGCTAAGTCTTCAGTTCCTAAGAAGACTTCAGCTCCATCGAATCCCCAGCAAAGCAAGGAGCAAAGCAAGGTGGGCCATGAGAAGAAAGTTTCTGAAAGTATTCCATCTACATGATTTCTGAAAAAATTCAAGAGGGTTTTGATGGATATATCATATCACCCTCTTTTTTGAATATTCATGCGATCAATAATGATCTCACTCTTTTCATTCAGATTAGAAAGATTCTTTTGAGATTTATTCAGAGTGGTGAAATAAATGATAAGCTTCTGCTGAATAAATTCATCATTCTGTCTAATCTCTTCAAGATTGAATTTATCTTGAAGAGATTAGATGAGATGCTTGATGAAGATTCAATGAAGGTTGCGAACAGTGTGATGATTTTCCTAAAGATGATGCCAATGTCTGAAAATAATCAGACAAATAGAGTCATTGATGACATCTTGAAGAATTTCAGACATCGATTTAATCTTCCTGATTGAATCTACGTTGAATCTACGTTGAATCTACGTTGAATCTACGTTAGCCCATAGGAAAGAAGAGAATCTGTTAGTCGACGAATCGATGAATCAGTGTTTCGAGTGACGAGTGGAGCTCCAATGCTTGTGGTTCCTGAATTATATTGAGAGTTTGATGGTGCGTTGGTTTGAGGTGTGACTACATTCACGTTTCCTGCAATTCTCTGAGCACTGTTCATCACTTTTTGTAATTCTTCAGTTCCACCCATCAATCCTTCCGTTATCTTATTCTGAATCGATGAAGTTAGATTCGAAACCAGATTCGACCCTGCACCAATATCCGATGAAAAATCATGTAGTTTCGATGATACACCCTTGTCGATCTTATCAAAGATGAATGGAACTCTCGATGAAGTGCCTCTACTCATCACGTTCATGATATTTTTTCCAGTATATTCGAAATCTGTTAGTTTATCTGATTTTGTTTCAGTGTTACTCTGAGCAATCACTCCACCTGAAGATAATTCAGGCACCCGTCCAGTCGTTTGATTCGTCGATGGTTGATTCATCGTTGTCTGAGTATTGCTGCCATCATATCCTATTTTTCGAAGTTTCTCTGCCACACTGTCAATCTTCGATGCATAGTTTGGATCCGTTGCATAACCGGCTCTCTGAAGAGCTTCTGCCTTTTCTTTAGCAGTCTGTGCATCGAAATAACCATTCTTTCTGTAGCGAGGATTCTCTTCAGTGAATTTCAGCCTATCAGCAATCGCTTCGTCATAACTCTCATATTCTCTGAAATTTGCAGTTTGGGTAACTTCCTTTCCATTAATAACTTCCTTAGTTTTCAATGATGCACCTTCAGACTTTCCATGAGACTTCACCCCGAAAAGATTATTGTTCGGTGCATGTTTCCCATATCCTGTTTCGATGGCAGCTTGAGAAGCGAGAAGTAATGATGTTTCATGATCACCTGTCTGTTTGAATGCTTTTTCATAGACAGTTTTCATGAATTTTTCTTGATGTGAAATTCCCTTGATTGAATTTGGAAGTTTGGTTATTGACTGCTTCTTTGCTGTGGGTTCATCAACTGGTTGTGCCATCACAGGATTCTCAGGTTTGAATCCTGCAATCATCTGTGATGGATCAGATAGAACCTGATTAGTATCCGCCATTGAGTTTGCATCCCCTGTGGCAGCAAATAGAGGAGCACTCTTCATATCTTTATCGAGTGATTCAAAGTCGAAAGCTACATCAGGATTGGTTGGATCCTCAGGTATTTTTTCAAGAGTACCTGAAGCCTTTGCGACACCATAATAGCTTGCCTTTGCACGAGCAGCTTGTTCTTCAGTGAGTCTGAAGTTTTTCAATTTCTCCATATCTGCTGCGAATGTTTCAGGATCATATTTCTTTGAACCACCAAGCAAATCACCCTTATCATACCAACCACGGTATTCTCCTTGAAGACCCTGAAGTGGATTAGCTGCCTGTGCTCCACTTGCTCTGAACTTTTCATTATCATCCAGAGCATAGTGCATTGAATCATTCGATCCATATTTGTATTTTCCGTTCCCATTATCACCGAAGTAACCACCCCAATTAAAGTTCTTACCTTCACCATCAGTCAGATCTGGATATTTCTCCTTTGCTTTCAGGAACGCCGCCTGGGCGAACATTTCATAAGCACGAAAATTCTCTGAATTCTGATAGTTTGGCAGAGCAACACCATTCTGGTCAAATAGTGTGATATCCATTGCTCGACCTTCACCATGAGCACCGGTTCTTCCACCAGTTGCAGAAACCACCCTGGACCTCAGCGGAAATTCCTTTGCTGTCTCATCCATAATCTCTTGAAGTCTTGGATCAAGTCCTTTCATACCACCACTCTTTGCAGCAGCTCCAATGGTTCCGGTATGTAATAGGGGATCAGCGAATGGGCTGGGTCCTACGCTGCTGTTATTAGCAGGTGGAATAGCTGCTGCATCAGCCATTTCTCCTGATTGAGTAGCAGTTGGGGCAGGTGCAAAGAGTGGGGTGCTTGATCTATTTTCTTTCTTCGCTTCATCTTCATCCCCGAAACCAAAGAAGCTTTTCGTGCCACTCCAAGCATCACTTGCAAGTTTCTTCGTGTCACCCCAGACATCATCAAGCCACCCAGTCAACTTGCTCCAAACTTCATCGAGTTTCCAATCTTTGAAGAGACTCGTGATGGAGCTGGTTAGACCATCGAACATTGAAGTCATGGTAGAGAAGGTGTCTGAAATGAATGCTTTCAGATCACTTTGTTCATACCATTCTTGAATTCCACCAAGAACTGATTTAGTCTTTTCAGAGATAGCTGTCGCCATATCACTAAACTTTTCTTGAATGAAGCCTATAGGGTCTGAAAGAATACTGACTGCACTTGTCAGAAATGAAGATATCTTTTCATAGGTGTCAGCGAAGTATTTCTTGAGCATCGAATAACCAAGTGCAGCAAGTCCTGCATAATCAAGGAGTGATAGTTTCTTAACTTCACCTGTAGCAGATGAAACTACTGACTTCGTCTTCTTACTCATATGCGCAAGAAGACTTGACATATATCCTTTCTTTTCAGACCGCTCGTTTGATTCTCTTGCTTCTTCTCTGGCACTTCTTGCTTCACGTGCAGCAGCATCTTCTCGATTTTGATCAAGTGTTCTTTGGGCTATGATTCTTGATTCTCGAAGTTCTTGAATGAAAGGTTGAATATCTATGGGTGATTGATTATTTCGATCACCACCCCCACCATTTCTGTTCTGATTCTGTAATAATTCATTCAAGAGACCACCAATCACTTCATAATTTCTTGTGAGTGAATCAATGTCAACTCTGGAAGAATGGGTGTCAGAATGATTGGGTGGTGAATTTCTGGTTTCGTTGAGAATATGACTTTGACTAATTTCAACATTATCAGAACCACTATCTGAAGATTCTGTCCTTGATTGAGGTGAATCTCTACCGGATTCTGATGAACCAGTGACTGAGCCACTGGCTGACCTTATTGCTACTCGTTCGAGTGCCCGTGTAGCGAGACCACGAACACCTCCTGCAGCGACAGCACCACCTCCTGAGGTTGCACCCGTCGCTGCTGCGGCACCACCTCTAGCACCACCTGCACCAAGAGTTCGTCCACCAACACTTCCTGCGGATGATCCTGCTCTACCAAGAGTTTGACCACCAATACGCATAGCGCCTCTGCCCAAGGTTGACATAGCCCTCATTGCTGCAGGCAACCTTGAAACAAGCTGAACGACTCTGACAGCTCTGAATGCAGCTATAGCAATAGCTGGAATGAGTGGTAGCATTTTCGTGCTCTCCTAAATTTGTGAAACCAAGCGCTGACTACCCATGAGATGCAGCTTCTTTCTTCTTTTGCAAATAATTCATTAAAATCAGAATATACACTTCTCTTTCATAAGGTGTCATATTCTCAATCTCTGACAAGCTGAAACCGTGTTCGTTTATCAACAGAAGATTAACACGGTAGTATTCAATCAGCTCGCCATTACCAAACATCAAACGAAAAAATCTTCGAGCGTCCTGACCTCCACCATTTGGGTGTTACCACAGACAGGACACTTAACCTCTGTCTGAACAGCAACATATGGTAGATCTTCAAAGAAATCATTGAGATGAGTAATTGCTGATGCAGGAAGATGTTCAAGGAATAGATCAAATTCTTCAATGGTGAAATCTATCTTTGGGACATACAGTTTTTCACCCTCAAAGATTACATCGATGCAATTGAAGATGAGATCATTCTCAAACTCAGATATATTGAAATCCTTGTTTGCCATATTCTTATTGCCTTGAATAATCAGCTCTCGAAAATGTTTGAAACTCGGTGCCTTGAGTTTGATTCCTGTGGTTTCGTTGACTCGAATGACGCGTTTTTCAGTGTGGTTCTTAGGAATAACAACCTTGACATTCTGGAGATTCAGATCTACATTGATCTTCGTGCCGCATTGCCCACTGACAGTTTCTTCATTTTCACCTGTCAGTTTTTTCTTATCAACAACATTGTTGCAAATATATCGAATCGGGACGACTTCTCCAACACTCTTTGATCGGATATGCAGAAAGATATAGTCGACATCATACATTGTCAGACTATCAATCTTGAGCTTGGTGCAGGCTTCGATGATATTGACAATAGCATTGACGAAAACACCAGGATCTTTCATTTCAACAGCGTGCAGCAGAATCTTATATTCCTTGGTTAGGAATGGTCTAAACTTGACAACCTCACCCGTTGATGGTACGGTCAAATTCCACTCAGGAGCTGAAACTGATGGTAACATTTTTCACACCTCTCTCACCTAAAAGTTATTGATATCTCTCGCGAGAAATGTATTGTTAATCGTCGCCATCATCGTCATCGTCATCAGGTAGTTCAGGCATTCCAAGCATCTGGTGAATTCCGTTATTTCTTTTCTTGCTTGAAAATGGTTTATCGAATGAATCCATCGATCCTGCAGATGTCGTGACAGTGTCGTTTTCGATCAACCAATCACTGAATGAAATGAAACTCTCGTTGACACGCAAATAAATGTCTCGCATCTTCTCGAATTCACCCCATAGCTGACGTGGCATGTTTTTCTTGAATTCTTCAAAGTCATCATCAACGAATGTTTGTCTGACCTTTGTTGCTGATGTCACTCTGGGTGTTTCGATGAACTCAATCTTGTATTGATATTCAGGATCCATCTTCAGGTTAGCATCATTGATTGATTTCCTGTAGCTCTCAATTCTGTCCGCGCCTGCGAAGATTCTTGTAATTTCATCACCCTTCTTCCTATAGAACCCACATATACCAGCAAGGAAAGCATTAGGGGAAATTGTTACTTCAACATCTGAAAAGACAGACTTCACCATTTCAGATTGATAATCTTCACTGAACGGATTCTTCTTCTTGTCTTCTGATGTTTTCTTTCCTTTCACAATCACGATGAGAGGATTTTTTTTCATCATCTTGACAATTGCAGCATGACCTGAATGAAATGGATTGAATCTTCCAACAAAGAGATCGCGTTCTCTTGTTCCTCTTGGTGCAAATTCTTCAACTATCATAGAGATATTCTCCATTAGTGATGATCCTGTTGAAATTTCTTTGACGTCATCTTGAAGACACCATGAGGGAGGTGAAGAACAATCCCTTCATTATTCTCAGGTGAACAGAGTCGATCAAGACCACAGATATTCGGGTTAAACATGACATATTCCGATAACTGATCTTTCACTTGCTGAATCATTGAAATCAACTGTGCTTTCGACTCTTTATCAACCTTCTTTCTTGAAGTGATGATTGCAAGCGCGTTGTCATCAATGGCTGAAATGGGGTCAATAATTGCATTGATATCAATCGAATTCATTTTCAGAGATGGATCAATGACCATAATTTCAGCCGTACTCTGCTTGATCAGATTATCAATGATCTTATCAGAATCAGGATGAACTTCACCAGTCGATGAAACTCTTGCGACATAAGGCAGGATGCTTGCCTTAGTGCCGAGTTTTTTCTTATCATACTTGACTGTCACAAATTTGATACCATCTTCCGTTTCTTGCGACATTGGATTATAGAAAAGTTCACACTCGATTTTCACATCAGGTGGCAGTGACTTCACAATCTTCGAATCAAGAAACATCTTCTGAATATCATCATAATGGTAGGCTCGGGCTAAGATTTCACCCTCTGCACCCTTAGACTTTGCATACTTGCTGAATGCACCCAATTCGAAGATAGGACCTGTTCGACTACCTTCGATGAATGGTACACCAGAAGCACTGGTTCCAAACCTGAATCCAAGACCATCCACCTTGAGAACGGTCTTGATACCTTTCAGAACACCCTTGAACTCTTTCTTGATGGTGTTCGCCCACTGAACGAACTCCGCAGGTTTCATGGCGTTGAAATGCTGAATGCCAACACGCTTGTTGGCAGCGACATTGGTTTCGTCACTCTCTTCAGTAACATAGTTTTTGAAAGTCTTCATTTGTAATTCACATAGTATTTTTCAGAAATTTCAGTATATGTCCGGGGATCAATACCCAAGGCATCGCAAAGATAATTCACCATTTTCGATTTTTCATCAAGATCGAGTTGAGGGTTACCGCGATAGAGACCTTGTGCACCAGCTCCCCATAACTTATTCACGAACGTGTCTGCAACCTTAACCCAGTCAGGTTTCTTGAAGTGTTTCTTGACAAGTTCGATGGTGCCAACGAATGATCCCATCATCTCGAGTTCTTTCTTCGATGGACTAATTCCAAAGAAGTGGTTGAAAATATATTCAAGATCAGTATTACCAGCTGAATCTGATGTTGACAACTCCTTGTATTGAGGGAGATTATCATAATACAGAATCTCACCATCAGGTCCAGTGACAGGTACCATCTTCTCACGAATACCATGAGAGACACTGAATGAGTGCGTTCCGCGATTGAGGACCTTATCCTTGCCTCTCGCTGTCTTTGCTTTGATGATCATATCAAAGAATTTCGTGGAATCAAGACTCTGCAATAAGAATTTATGAGCAGCCCCTTTCATACCCTTGGAAAGATCCGCCCATGCGCTGCTATGTGAAAATTGACTCCATGCTGTTGGGAATCCTTTTTCATCGAATACAACCAGCTCCATGTCGATTTGCACTGGTAGATCATATTTTTCAAATTTCCACAGGGTGATATACTGACCAGCCGATGATTTATAGCCAATGAACTTTGCATCACCAATCTTCGAACCTGCATTCTTATCAAGAAAGTCCTTAATGATTTCAGACATTGAAGCCGAACATTGGGTATCAATATCACCAACGGTTGACTTGACTGCGACAAAGTCATCATCCTTGATCGAATCAGTCATGAAGAAATGATATGCGGAACCACTCAAGAACAGCTTCGACTTGAAGAGTTTTTCATTCCAGATTGGCATACCCATCTCTTTCTCAAATTTCTTATTGATTGCATCGAGTGTTCGATCAATCACTGGTACAATTTCAGATCGAGTGAAACGCTTCAGGTCGATACGTTCAGCCTCGATATCATCAATGACAACATTACCACCCTCCTGAATGATGAAGGTATCACTGGTTTCAAAAATAAAGTCAGAAAAACTTTTCAATGATCTCATACAGGTTTCCTTTTTAAGAATTGGTTTATGTGATCAGCTATTTATGAAAATCTAACCGTTGAGTGCTCGAAATTTATCCTTGAGTGATTTTCCTGAAGATGATTTCATCACACTTTCAGGCACGACCAACTCGTCTTGAATAGCTGAATTTGAAATATCGTAAACCTTCTGAGTGTCAAGATCCACTCCCATCAACATTCTAGTTCTATTTGCCTTATTACCGAAACGATTCTTTAGCTGCTTCAAGAGAATTTGTCCTGATTGATCAAGTTCATCTGTACGAATTAGGCCAAGGACCATATCTGCCGTGTGGGCGGTTGATGTACCCTCAGAGATATCAGCCAGGTCGAAGTCTGAAGATGATAATGCTGATCTAATAATCTGCATCGCGGAAATGACCGCAACGTCTTCTTCAGATGCTAATGCTCTGAGCTCTTCCGCAGCTGACTTCAGACAGAAATATGAATTCTGAGATCCTGCCTTTATTCGACTGCTTGCGATGATTCCAAGATAATCTACGAAAACAACCTTTGGTGTGAAGCTCTTCTTAGACCGCAAATCACTAATGAGGTTCTTGAAATGGCCTGCGTGGGCTACTCCTGATGGATATTCCTTAACTTTCAGACGACCATAACTCTTTTTCTTGAGTTTGTCAATCTTACTCATGAAATCATCATGCTCTATCAGTGCGACATTGTTGATGTTGACATCGAGAAGATGCGCATCAACTCTTCGAAAAATCTCTTCTTCTCTCATCTCCATTGTTATGTAGAGAACATCGTATCCGAATTTGATATAATCACTCGCAAGTGAGATCATCAGCATGGATTTACCAGCACCAGTATTATGCGATGAAACCCCATTCGTGTAATATCGATGATTTTCATGCTCGACTCGAATATCAACTATTGAAATTTCATATCCTGTATATCGAACAACCCCGCACTCATTTCCACGAGAAGTGATGAAAATGTTTGGTTGAGATTCAAGAGAGAGATCCTTCGCAGACACCCAACCATCAAGTGTCTCGAAAAGATGGTTTTCATTGCAACGAACGACATCACCATTATCAAGTGTCAGGATGTATTCTTTCCAATTGCCTTTATCGACATAATCAGTTACTCGAACCCAACCATCAGGTGAACTGACTTCAATACCATGATCAATGAATATTCTCACTTCTTGGATAGGAATCTGAATCACCCAACCATTCAAACGAACTTCAATTTCAGTTTCAGGATGAACGCAACCCGCCATAATCAAGGTGAGGGTTTTGGTTGTCAGTCCACCATTAGTTATCTCATTCAATGCAGAAAGTTTGAATGGAATCTTAAATTCAGGTTGAGTGTAGTATTTGAATCTAGCCTCAGCATCATCAAATATGTCTAACCCAATCGTTGAATCAAAGTTTATGTTCACCGCACTCTTGATCAATTCAGGGATTGCTAATGTAGTTTGACTCTTGTCCGAACCATCATATATCGCAATTGACTGAATGATTGCATTGTAGACTGCTTGATTCTTGCAGAACTCTTCTGTTTTCTGAATACTCCATTTATTGTCCTCAGGGAGATCACACTCCCATATATCATCAATGTATTCCTCTATGGTGTCACTGTTCCATTCCTTTGACTGACACTCAATCTTCAACTGTGTCTTATCAGGGATGACTCTATATTTCGAAGCATGTTCGCTGATGGTTCTGAAGATGTTCTTTTCTTCTCTGCTTTGAAAATACTCTTCCTTGAGGTAAGGAGAAACCTTCTCCCTATATTCAGGGTTTCTCACCAAGAGAGCAAGAACTAACTTGTCAATCTGCATGTTATTTGTCCAATGAATTCCCAAAGAAACCAACATGAGCTCGAGGTGTCAGTTGAAGACCTCGACGAAGTGCTTTTTCAGCAATTGACCGAACCTGTGGATCATTCTGAGCAATTTCATCAGCCCCTACCGGCATGACCCAGATCGACCAACTATCATCATGAATAAGATCCTTAATCTTTTCAAGATAGTGATCGAGTTCATACCATGATTCAACTCGATCATTCATCACGAACTTCAGAATACCGCGATAATTTGACTGAATATACTGTTCAATGATATCGAGATGAATTGCACATTCTTCACCTGACACATTATGCAGCTTTGGGCTACACGCTAACAGGACATCATAATTTCCGATCACGTTCTTGATGAAACTGTCATTGAGGAATCTTGTTGCATTCGTCTCTATAGTGATTTGAGAAAAATCACTGTAGGGTGCAAGGTTCTCGATAGCATCAACAATCTCTTCCATCTCCTTCTGGTAGAGCATTGGTTCACCGCCAGTGAAGCAAAGTTGAACCGGCATCGAAGAATTTCGACTACGCCACGCCTTCACCAAATCAAGATTGTATTCTTCACCAGCACGAATGATATCACTAACAACCTCATGCGGTGAATCATACTTTTCAGCAAGATGCTTGAAATTCTTCGACCAACTATATGATGAATCACATCCTTTAGTAAACACAGGAATATCATCAATAGACTTGTATGAATTCTTATTAAGATGACTCAGATCATATGTTTCAGGGTTGGTTGGATCTAATTGACCGAAGCCGTGACAATTCAAGGTGCAACCAAAGAATCTCACGAACATTGTCAACTCACCAAGGCGAAGACCTTCGCCCTGAACACTCAAAAATGGTTTCTGTCCCAGAACAATCTTACTCATTGCAGCTATCCTCATAACCGTAGAAAGAATCCCCAACCTTCACATCCTCAACGAAGATGTTCAGAATTTCATTGTTTCGAATAACATCAACATGAACCAACCGCAAATATGTCTCGATACTCATATCAGTGAAGAAGATGTCAACCTGCTCCATCTTTATCACCTTGCAATGAACAGTTTTCATAATGGTCCTCAGATTAGCTAAAGAATGAATCAATGTTACTGGACTGGCGTCGAAAGATTCTTTTCGACTTTACGAACTTCGAGTACTCTCTTTTCCAGACTGAGTAATCCTTTAGATCATGAACGTATTGTAGCATGCCTATAGGTGAGTTGTCAAGTTTCATTTCATCAACATATTCCTTGGTCTTCTTGACAAATGACAGAATCGAGTAGACATTGGTCAATGGAACCATCGCTCTCGCATAAGGATATAGCTCTTCTGAAATATCATTGATCGATTCAGAAGTGCTCCGAATGTTGACCATCAGATGTTCAATCAAAGTATCTTTGTCAATGTTGTCATTGATCTTGGAAAAGACTCGTTCATTGAAATAGTCAAATACATTTTCAAGAATGATTTTCATTTCAACCTGAGAATCACTTCGAATAATACCACCATCTTCATGACGAAAGATTCCACCAACATAACCCATGCTGAACGTCGAACTGTCGAAGCTATAGAGAATGTCATCAGGCAGAAATCCAGATTCAATCATATAGAGCAAAGGCACTAATCTTGAAACGCTACCAACTCCAAGAAGATGAAGATGGTTCTTGATAACCTCTCTGCCATATTTCTTCATCAAGATATGGTATGAGACGAGCATGTCAATACTCTCGAGCTGACCATTGCCCATGCAGGTATCAGCCATCGATAAACCACCAATTCGAGTATGGTGCGATTTATCAAGAAATTTGAACCCATCATCAAACCATTCAACCATGTCAGATACAGTGTTGCCTTGGATAATGTAGTGAACCTTTGATTTAGCTTCAATCTTATCAAGATACTCAATCTGTTCCTTGATGTTGATTGCAGTCTTTTCAGCACACTCCTTCTTCTGTTCGGGAAAGAACTCTTTATCACTGGTGCGTGATCGATGAGTATTCTGAACACCTTCAATCGTTCTGCATGGAATTTCATCGAAGCACATTGCGAAATCAGCAACTGATTGAGTCTGATAAATTGATCGCTTGATTTCAGGTGTGACACTGCTACCCGCTGTCACGATCTGCAAACCACCCGAATCAGCGTATAGCGATGAAAATCCGAATGTATCATAATCAAGAATTGGTTTGACGAAGCCTTTCTCTTTGTAGGCGTTGAACAGCAACCCTAACGAATACTCATGATGACCAGCCATGTTCTTGATGTCTTTCTGAATAGCCTTGACACCATCAGCTATGATAGGACCAGCGAGAGGAAAAAGATTCCGCTGGTTATCCATTACACCTGATGGAATGATTCGACAGTAGCCCGGTGCTGAGAAAATATAGTCAAGATTTGCCATTGCGTTAGATTCCTATTATCCACTAATCTTGGTTGAAGTGAGGGTTTTTTCATCGTAGAAATAATCAGGGATCATGTCTCGATGCGATGCCCTTATAGGGTTAATGTCGATACCACCTCTTCGAGCATACAGAAATGCGATGAGTGTCTTTGATTCAGGGTTGACTTTCAAGACATCGCAGAAAATCTTCTCTGCGCAGAACTCATGAAACTCATTTACTTCTCGAAGACTCACGATTTGCTCGTAGAAACTTTCAAAATCAATCAGGCCACCATTTTCATTCGACTGCTGCATGATTGCGATGCCACTATCTTTCTGCTTGGTGTGTCGACACCGTGATCTCAGCGAATTAGTATGAATCACTGACTCAAATAATGATGGATTGATTTTCAAATGATTATTTTCTGCATGAAAATCTTCTGGTTTGCATGATTTCATGAAATACTCACGCTCAAGATCATATGATTTCATGGTGTCGATAGGATCAATTCGGTGAGATGACAGTTTGATCGAATTGAAGAAGTGAGCACGAACCTCTGTTTTCAGAACCTTGGATAGGTCTGAAGCAATCATCAAGGAATAGTTCTTTGCTGCCTCATCAATATCATTCCCCTCAATCACCGTCATATCATAGGTGTTGAGATATAGTTTCAAACTCTTGCTTTCGATCATGTATTCACTCTTGGCATCATATACAATTTTCAGAATACCCGAAATTGGTCGATGGTTGGAATTCATAAAAGTGGCTTCATAAGCGTGCCAGATATCGATTCCAACAAATTCATCACCAGTGATATTCCAAGTCTCTCGAGCAAGATTTCGTGGCATTGGGTTTAGGAGCGTGGGGTCAACAGATTCAGTGTAGACTGCATAGGACGTGCTATCACCAAGGCTTTTTCGTGCGATATCAGATAAATCAGTCATTGATGTATTCCTATTGATCATGAAAAATAATAAGGATTCTCTTTCGTTTCGAAGTAGCATAATTCATTCATTTTACGATCTGCAAGATTCAATTCGAACACAGTGTTTGGTGGAAGTGATGTTGATTTCGGAAATTTCACGCTGCTAATACTGAACTGATCATCAATGAAGAGTGGGCTTATCTCATTCCTGAATAGCACCAGACTCTCATTTATGAAACCAACGCACGCGAATGAACCGTTGATCATGGAGAGTGAGCTCCAACCCATTTTCAGGATACTTTGAAGAATTAGCATCGTGTCCCATTCTTCATCAATGTTCAACTCACCTTGAATTCTTTTGATGTCGAAGGATTTTACCAGACCATTATGCCAGAGTAGATCATGACATTCTCGAGCAGGGTGGCTTCTTGCGGAAGCACTTGTTGGTGCTTGAATATGACCAATTTTATAGACATTATCAATCATTTCAACACTGATTGGATCAAATACTGAATCGATGAATGTATTTATATCAGGGCTCATATCCTTAATATGGGTTAAGGATGAACTATGCTGACCACGAGTCGTATTGATTCGATGAAGATCCATGAAAGTTTTATTGTTGAAGCTCGCGTACAATCCGCACATCATATATCTCCTGCGTACTTTCGATAATTCAAAAGCACGCCCTGAATGATAGACTACCAGATAATCTCTACATCGTATGGAATTTCATCCTTCAGGCCTAATTTCTTGAAGTTTGCAATTCGCTCCGAACACGATGGACAAACTCCGCAACTGACATTATGAGTAGGATTATAGCATGTGATGGTGTGATTCAACAATTTTTCATTTCCATCCATCTCAATCAATAACTGAATTTCTTCTGACTTGTTCTTGTTGAGGAAGGGTGCATGAATTTTCAGATCAAACTGTCGATTTTGAGAGAGAACCAAGTTCATCGAATCAACGAATTTCTGGGTGGTGTCCCAGTAATGATAACTGTCCTGGGCCTGAAGACCTGTGATGATCATACCCAGCTTATTTGCTTCAGCATATGAAGCAGCAATCATGAGCATGATTGCATTTCGATTTGGAACGTATGTCTCAGGCTGAGGGTGCCCCAGAACATCTTGGATGCAAGGCATTGCCAAACCACCTTCGATATTTGCTGAAACTTCTTGAAGCATGTATTTCATGAAGGTGAGGTCAATAGTCTTGTGAGTCATGAAACCAAGAATCTTACAGACACTTCGAGCCTTTTCAATCTCAATTGACTGCTTCTGTCCATAGTAGAAACTCATCGCGTGGACATTGTTCGAACCCATCTTCATCTTGGTTAGACGCGCTGCGATAGCACTATCCATGCCACCACTCATGATGATCAATGCACCTTCTGACTTCGGAAATTCTGACAAATAATCTTTCAACATGATACCACCTCAGCAATTAACAAGACCCATGAATTCAGAACGGAGTGAAGATTCTTCCATGAACACACCATTAAGGCATGATGTCTGGGTGAAAGAATCAGCATCTTCGAATCCTCTGAATGAGACACATAGATGCTTCGCCTTTATCACCACCGCGACATCCTTTGTCTCAAGAATGAACATCAGTGCATGAGCAACCTGTTCAGAAAGTCTTTCTTGAATCTGTGGGCGGCGAGAAAAATAGTCAACGATTCGATTGATCTTAGATAACCCAAGAACCTTACTTCTTGGAATGTAACCCACCCAGCAACCCAGACCAGGTAAACCTGAAGTCATGATGGGCATGAAATGATGTTCACAGACGCTGCGTGAAGTAACCTTTTCAACGACAAGCTCATTGTATTTCATCTTATTCTCGACGGTGGTACACTTCGGAAAATAATATGGTGAAAGACCATAGAGAAGTTCATTCACATACATCTTCGCAACACGCTTAGGAGTTTCATTCAATGAATCATCATCAAGATCTAAACCCAAGGCCTCCATAATCTTTTCAAAGTTCTTAGTGATGGTTTCAATCTTACGGTTGTCGTCATCTTGAAAATTGATGACCATTGGTGTCTGAATACCCAGGCTCTCAAGATAATCATTTACCCGTTTTCCAAGAATTGGATCGCATTTTTCGAGTGGTGGACGCATCTAAAGATCTCCTCAACTTCTGTGACAGGTGTTAATGATTGGTTCTTCCGGAATGAAATGCAGACAATTTTCATTGAACCATGTCGTCATTCCAAGAAAACCTCGATGTTCAAGATGTAGCAAACCTTCTTTAATTTTCCATCGCCCAGTGGGTTCAAATAATTTATCGAAGGATCCACCCATCCCATCATATTCAGCAAAGATAACATTTTTCATGATTGACTCCGAATAAGAATATAGTTTAACACTGAAGTCCCAGTCAGTCAATAATTCTTTAGACATCAAAGTATTCATGAAGAACCACAAGAATATACTGTCATGAGTGAGCCTTTAACGATGAATGTAGTCTCACTCTCGGAATCCATATCCTTCATGATAACCTTAGCTAAATTCAATTCAACATTGATATCAACAACATTCATGATGGTTGAATCAATACCATCTTTGCAAAGATTCTTGAAACGAAAATCATCATCGATCAGCCATAGCCCATTCGAAAAAACATGCTTTTGAATCTCGATGAATTTATCATCGAGAAGTTGATAACTAATCTTCACGAAAGAGGTGATATTATTTTTCATATCCTTGCAGAAGATGACCTTGATTATTTCCTTATCGCAAGAAGAATAATAACCCTTAATTGTTTCAAAGGCTGATAGAAAATTCATGACTGAATGGCAGCTTGGCATCAATTCACCAACCTTAATTTCTGTAATACTCATGAGACACCTCTAAATTGATTATGAAGAATTCAGCACTGATGCGGATCATGGGAAAGATCAATCCGCATCAGATTCAACTTACCTTATACCCAATCTTCGCCACTCAGCACACTTCTTTGCTCATAGCGTTCATACGGGTTAGATCCATGATTCTTAATTCGATCAAGCGGATCATGAAAAAACAATAGCGTTGCGACATTATATTCAGAGAGTTTATTCTTATCCTTGAAGATGGATGCTTCAGATTCAGTATTCCAAAGATGAGCAGATTGCATGTTTTTCGAGTCTGAACCCTTCACGGTGGTGAAATAAGCATCGCCTCGTCTCAATGCAAATAGTTTCACAGTCTCAACATTCTTCTTACCACGGATGCCAACGATCTCTTCATATGTTCTGCATCCATCCCAATCACTACCACCAATCATTGACATATGATCAATCTCCTCATCAAGAAGGTGCTTAGGAATACTGATGATTTCTTCATAAGATTTTCGACCTTCCCATTCACAATCACAACCTTTGAATCTGAACATTCCCATGTCAATGCAACCCTACTAAGGTGATCTTGATCACTCCAGAATTTTCAGTGATGACAATAACTGCATCATATTCATCATAGATGTTGATGATCACCGGATTCTGAAAAATCAATTTCATCTGGTTAGTTTCAGGCAAACTCTTTTTCATATTCAATCTCTCGAATATCGAAGAAAGTGATATTCTTCTTGAGGTGCTTTTGATAAGACTTCAGCAGTTTCTCGCATAGCGGAATCATGATCAGATCAGCCTGAATCTCGACCGACCGGAAACCATTATTTGCAAGGATGAAACTGAAGATTGATTCATATGGTTCCTCAAATTCAAGAAATTCAGGATCATTCACCTCAAGATTCGATAAGGCTATGGACAATTGCTGGCTGAGTCGAATGAACGGCAGCGGATGAATGAATAACTGGAATGCATCTCTCATTTTATGAGCTCCTTGATATTGTAGTTGAAGAATTCAGAAAAAACCATCTCAGCCTTATCCATCCACTTCTCAAACTCAAGATCATCGATATCTATCTGTCGCTTCTCGATGACACCATCAACGAAAACGTTTCGGAAGACAATGACATTCATTGTCGCTTCAGATTGATTGATCTCCACATCGAAAAATGAATAAGTGATGTTAGGATCATCATTGGACACGATAGAAAAATCAAACCGTTCATATTCTGTTGGTGCGCTGCAGGAAATAACTGTGAATTTACTCGCATCAGATGTTGACATTCATCACCACCTGATCATTAACCGAAATTAGATTTTCAAGACGAAAAGAACGCCAACCGTTATCCTCGATCGAAAAGACATTCATCACATCTTCGTTGAGTTTTTTCATCTTGGTTGGTTCCACTGCACCCACCGTATCCTGAGTTGGAATCAAGTCAGGACGAAGACATGACATCTTGCGTTCAGTGCCATCAACCTTAAGGAAGATGATTTCAGTCTTTTCGTTCTTGTATAGTTCAATCTGAAATTCATTCTTGGTCATCAGTGAATTCCTCATCAGGGTTTGAATTGAAAGTCATCTTCTCGACAGCTTCAACATCATAAGGCGTCTCACCTGTTGCTCCATACGAGAACACTCGTTTGACATAGGTGTTGATTTTCTCAAGAACCTCAGGTGTGAAATACTTCTCAGGATTTTCGTTGATAGCCTTTCCGAAGACTTTCGTACCATCATCGAGTTCAAATCTGGTTGAAACTTTTTTCCAAGCACCCGCCTCAACGGCAATTTCCAAGAGTCCATAATATCGACTCATGCCACCATCATACTTGATTAAACATTTCACCTTCGTATTTTCTTTCGTTAAGCGAGATTTGGTTGCTGTGACTGTGATTATTGCACCCGTGGTCTCATTCGTGCTAAGGTCTTTGTCCTTAGCTTTCGTCAATGTTAATACGGTACTTGAGGCGTAAACCGCACCACTTCCTCCACTTTGCGTTGGACCAGCGTACATCTCCATAGAAGCATAAACGTGATTCAAAATCAGAAGAGGAATACCTGCTCGACCCAGTCGAAGTGTCAGAACACGAAATGTAGCTTTCAGTAACTGAGCTCGAGTCATGTCCCGAGTATCTTTTCCGGAAGATGAATCTTCCATCTCCTTTGTGGTTGAAAGATTACCCATAGAGTCAAGAATAAAGAATAGTGGCTGACGTTCAGATTCTGATTGCTTCTCATAGTTATCCAAGATTTTAAGAGACTGAGTTCGAAAATCTTGAACGGTGACGACAGGGACAACAGCAGTTCTCTTGGTGTCAATCCCTCGACTCAGAAGCATGTCTTTCGAAATAGCTGATTCAGATTCAAAGTAAAATACCAAACCATCAGGATTCTGATGAAGAAAATTCTTAGCTGAACTGATGGCGAGATAAGTTTTTCCGGTTGAGCTTGGAGCACCAATCATCGTCAACTTGTTCTTCGGATAACCACCATAGATATCTGCAGACAGAAGAGCGTTCAGGGCGTATGAACCCGAATCTACGAATCCATGGATATCACCAGCCTGGATACCTTCATCAGCTATCGACGCAAATTCATTGCCGGTGAGCTTGATATAATCGGAAATTTTGAGTGCCATATGATTCAATTCCTAATAATTTTGAGAATCTTTGAGAAATAGCCCACACATGAGCATGTGGGCATGAAGTGAATTTAGCTGGTGCAGACGTGAAATCCTTTGAAACGATCAAAATAATCGTCCAAGAAATCTTCTGCGTCATCAGCATTATCGAAGCGAAGTGCTAAATGAAAATCTCGACTCGAGAAGAATTTAGAATCTTTCTTGCAGATGAAACTTCCATTATGATCGCATAATGTGAAGGTGGCTAAGGTGGAATCGGTGGTTTCGTCATTCATCATATCAATGTTCATTTCGACGATTCTCGTTTGATGGAAGATTCTTGCTGTTGCTTTCTTGCTGTTGCTTTCTTGCTGTTGATGCTTGACCATGGAACAAGTATATGACGAGTTGACCATGGCGTCAAGTTTTCAATTATTGGAAGAATGAACCTACGTCAGATGGTTTGATTTTCTTATTCTTCACACGCTTGATCTCAACCGGTTTCGAATTGGTTGATTTACCCGGCTTCTTTTTATCTTCAGGACCGAATTCGATTATAGGTTTCTTGAATTCGACGAGATTAGGAACAGCATCTGAGAAAAAATCATTCAGTTGATTTTCCTTCATCAGAGTCCAGCCAAGAATATTCGAAAAAGAGCTCATGGGTGAAATAAACGACTTTTCAAACTGAGTTTCATAATCGATGTACGAATCCATATTGAATTCTTCAGGAAGATTGTTCAAGAATGAAATGACATTCGAGTGAACAGTGTTAGGTGTTTTCAGATAGACGAACTTTATCTTGTCACCATTAGTTATCATCGCTTGCTTCAGATGCAGGTCAGTACTTTTCAAAAGATGATTGAAGACTAAGCAACCCTTGACATGAATAGGTGTCTTCAGTTTCCATATAGTCTCACCATCAAACCATTTATCAATATCCTTCACACCACGAGGAAAAGCAATATCATATAGATCAGCTTCCATATACTTAATCTTGAACTGAGAGACGAATTTCTGTAAGGTTTCTTCATCCTCATTCAGAATGATGTTGACACCCTTCTTCAAGGCAGACTTAACAATTGCGGGCGTGCTACTCTTGACAATTTCAACACCAACAGAAACCAATTTCGCTTCCTTGTATCTGACACCTTCATTATCAAAGACCTGAATGACATAATTCTTCTTGGCTCGCCATATCCCTCGATCAATAATCTTCTCACGTTTCATGTAGAGAGAATTCTCATAGAATCTCAGATTTTCAGTGAGTTCTTTGTAGATATTCGCGATGAATGGTTCAATTTCCCTCTTACAGAAAGCATCAATCATATCAACAATCTTATGCTTATCATCAATCACTCGGCCATTCAGTATCTTATTAACAAATGATTCGAGTCTGATAACAACTGAATCGGTATCAATCATCACCACATAGTCAATGCCCAATGTTTCAAATCGCTTATTCAATTCTTTATTGATTCGATCCTCAACAATTCGAACAGCTAATTGTCCAGTTAGCGTGATACCTTCAGCAATATCGGTTGAAAAATATCTGAAATGCTGATTTGCCATTGCTCCGTACAATGAATTCATCAGAGTCTTGACAGCCATCTGCATAGCATTAGAGGATGCTTCTTCAGCTTCCAGCCTCCGCTTGATTTCAGCACGAATCTGATCTCGGGTAAATTGCTGAAGATTTTTCATGATTTAGCGACCTCATCAATATATTTCAATAGTTCATCAAGAGTGTAATCTTGGAGTTTCTCTTGAATACCATTATCAGGTGTCAACTCAGAAAGGTTGAGATCTTCAATTTTCTGCCGCGTCTGCAACATATTTTTCTTATGAGTTTTTCGAAGATTGAACATTCGCTTCGTGATCTCAGGCATCATTCCATGTTTGTCTAAGGTGAACTTCGCACCATTCGCAATTATACACTCATCACCATGATTGTCAAAGTTTTCAAAGTTATCATCAATGATTTGCTGAACATAGTTTCCGGTTGCTCCTCGAATCAAGGTTTCAGGACTCAAGTTTGCGCCCATGATGATACTCGGATACAGAGATGCAAGGTCGAAAGTAACAACCCAACTATGGAGTCCAATCTGAGGTTCCTTCACATAACCACCCTCAATCGAAGTCTCCGCGTGGTGCTTGCTTGGGGGAATCTGAATATTCTTTTCAATAAGCTGATTATAGATCAAAGAATCCCATAATCGGAGTGAACTGAAGACATCACCAAATCTTGCCTTAGATAGAAAGGAAGTGGTTATCGCGATATTGATGAACTTCAGCTTGTTTTCAAGACGCTCAACAAGATTAGAATCTTGAATGTTGTATCTGATAAATTTTTCATGATCAGAATCCATCAGGTTCATGATAGATCCAACATCACTGTAATCAATCTTCTTTTCCCCGAGCTCATGGAATGAAACGAAGTTCAGAGAATAGCTTTCAAGATTCTCAACACTGAATTTCTTGTAGAGATCAATATAGTCATAGATGGTGATGCCGAAAATATGATAACTCTTTTGATTGTTCTGAATATCAATCTCATCAACGAGATTTCGAACACCTGATTCATGGAACGGGCTCAGTTTACTCACCCATTTTTCATTCAGAACTTGCTTCATTCGGTTGATAATGTACGGAATATCAAACCCCGCGATATTCCATCCACTGATAATATCAATCTTGACATCATCCCAAATTTCAATGAACTGTTTCAGAAGATCACGCTCATTCTTGCATTTCAAGTATTTGGTTTCTGTACCTGAATAATCACCATACCCTAGGGTGAAACATCGACCATCACTGATTTTCAAGGTAATGGCTGTAATTTCATGAGCCGCCTTGTCAGGTGATGGAAAACCCGTACCATCAACTCGAACCTCAATATCGATATATCCAATCAGAATTTGGGTGATTTCAAATGCTATCGGGTCAGGATATTTCTTTGAGATGAATTGATTAGCATAGTTTGTCTGACCATGAATTTCAACACCATCAATAGATCCATGATTTTTGACAAACTCTCTCGCACTTTCAATATTCATGAAAGTTTGCTTCTGAAGAGGTTTACCAAGAAGGGTTTTCTGATCAGATAATGCTCTATCTGAATTGGAACTGGTGAATAAATCGAGAGTAAAATCTTCAATGACTTCTTGACATCTATTACCGTTTTCAACATATCGATGGAAAAAACGATTAGACTTGGTGTCTGCGAACGTGTAGAATGACATAATTTCTCACCTGAAGACAAATTTCAATGATATGGAAGGGCAGATGTTCTCTGCCCTACTTTCAAAAATCAATCTGTACTACCGAAACCACCATTTCTCGATGTCTTGATTGCGGGTCGTTCTGCCATCTTATTAAATTTCACCTTAGTGACAGGAACCATCTCCGCCTGGGCTAATCGTTCACCTTGTGAGATAGTCACCCCAACCCGAGATGCATTATACACTAAGATCATGGCAGGGTCAATAAAGTCAGAATCAACGACTCCAACAGAATTAGCTAATCGAATTCCTTTTTTCAGACTAAGACCGCTTCTTGGGTAAATCAAGATCTTGTAGTCCTCAGGAATATCAAAGATGATATTCGTTGGAACCATCACACGATCGCCTGGGTCAAGAACAATAATCTCTTCACCTTGAGAACCACGAACAATTCGTTGGACTTCTTGGTTTCGATTATTATAGACTGTCACTGCGGATAACCCTGTGAGATCCGCACGAAGATCAAAGCACGCGCTGCCTTCAGTAGAATATTCAGGAATTTGAGCAGTTGGGCTCAGCGTATAGACACCAAGTGCAGGCAGTTCAAAATCATCATCAACTACATTCAAAGGAACGAGAGTGCTGAAATCACCAAGTGAAGTGCTGTCGTTGGATTCAGAATTAATAACATCTTGTTCAGATTCAGTGACTGGTTCATTTTCAACCTCATTATATTCTGATTTGCGTCTTGCCATGAATTTGTCTCCGATTTAGTTATGTGGATGACCAAGAGAGTATTTTTGACGAAGATTCCACTTTGCTTTATCACGGTGCGGAATAACAGTGATTCGAACATTTTGATCAATTGGTGTGAAAGGCTCAACGAGTTTTACCAAGGACCATTGCTCAAGCAAGTTTGCGATAATGCACGCTCGGTCATAATCTTCATCAGTGAAAACTGTTCTGCTAAATTTTCCATCAAGCAGAAATAATTGCTTGAATGAGACAATGTAGTATTTTCCACGCTTATGGAAGACATGGCAGCTCTGCCATAAAGATGGCAATTCTTCACCTGTCACCCGTGTTGGAATCCCGATTCTGGTCAATGTTTCCTTAACCTTGAGGAAACCATCTTGATCAAGTGGTTCAATTTCAATAAATGTATCAATCACTTCTTCTTCAGTCATTGCTGGTGTCATGGAAATTCTCCGGAATATTTTTCAATTAATGTCAGTGAAGACAAATTATTTAGTGATTCCTACTTTCGTGGCTCCACCCCTTGAAAATTCTTCTTTCAAATCATCTAAATCTTTATCAGACATGAGATCAACAATTTCATATGCTCTCTTTTCAGAGTATGCGTATTTCTCCATCAGAAGGGTGATAACTGATTCCATTTTCTTCGTCATCTTTTCTCTTTTCCGCCAGACACCATAGCGTTTCTTCTTATCCAGACCATGATAGAAGAAAGAATACTGCATATCTTTCTCGAGATGATAATTCTGATTCATCTCATTTGCAAAGAGAACCGTGTCTGAAGTCATTGAGAAGATTTTGTTTATCATCCATCCGCTATATGCAGACATTTCATCTTCATCAAGAAGACCTTTCTTTTCATTGATATTATTAGCGATTTCAAAAGGAGACAGTTTTTCAGCCATGATCATTTCTCTTTATTTGGTGGTGAGTGACGACATGAGATGTATTATAGCACATTTTGGCGGCACTCACCAGGTTTCATTTTTAGAACTGGTATTCAACACCAGCAATGATTGCATTACTCTCGACATCACCAAAGCTACCTTCCCATGCTACAGATAGAGCAACATGATTAGTGATTTCAACCGCACCCGCTACACGAAGAACATCAACTCGATATTGAATATCTTCATCGAAACTATCCTTATATCGATAAGAAATTGCTCCTGAGATCTTGTCGGTTGCATACACCTTGACACCAGTATCAGCAGAAAAATAATTCAGATCACCAACATTCAGATGACCAGCACCGAGACGGGTGAAAATCTCGAAAGTCTCATTCAAGGGGATGATATATGTCAACCCACCCTCAAACTGATTTGTTGAAGATTCACTATCATCAAATTCTTCATATTCGGAAGTGAAATCAATAGCAATGTTATAGAGTGGCTTGAACCCCATGCTAACTTCAACTGCACTCGAATCAGATCCATCCTCATATTCATAGAATTTATATTTGAGACCACCGAATACGTTATCTGCGAAAGCGGGTGTGGTCATAAGAATAGCTGCGAATGCTGTACCTAACGCAGTGCTCAACGCGGTGCTCAAGACTGTTTTCTTCATATGTTATTCCTCAAAATTTGATTGCAAAGATTACACGCAGTGGCACGTTCTCACCTTCATGGAATTCAGAATCAAGACATAACCTATCAACGAAAACCACAGTTGGTTTCATTGAAATTGCCATTGATAAGACCGTGTGGGTGATTCCATAAATCACCGCGAAAAAAAGGATCAGAAAAATATACTCTTTCAGTTTATTCATTCTGATCAATCTATTTGAAAAGTTGATAGCAGTTACCATTATTCATATTTACACCTGACATCGCCGCGTATTCCATGCACTGATCAATCTTTAGGTGCTTACTTGAAACCAGAAGAGCAATCTCTGTCATGATGAAGATATAGAATAAGACGATTATGATGATATCATTACGGTTCATTGAGAATACCTCAGGTTGAAATTCAAAGAAATTCACAGTCGGACATGATTTCAGTCAAGCAAGCCACAAGATTGATCTCAGGATCAGCAACGAATGCGTTCTTGTACCCATAGTTCGCAAGGTGAAGAACTAACTGGGGAATTGCAGATGGCTTCATGAAATCATTTGATCTCTCATAAAGAGAACGGAAAATGAGGTTAGGGTCATCATCACTATGCTGAGCAACCCACTTTCGAACCTCACCCCATTTCTTAGGGTCAGATAATAAACGATAGAGTTCTGAGATTGAATCGTTGGATACTGAACCAACGATGTCTGCTTGAAGTTCTCCTGATTTCGTGAACCGCTGGAGCTCATTAAGGATACGGCGAAAATCAGGAAAATACTTGATGATCAGTTGCGCGAGATGCTTCTTCTCAAATTCAATCTTCTCAATTGCCAAGATTTCCTTCACGCGCTTATCGAATTCCATCATCATCTTCTGCTTTTCATCCTTATTGAAATTAAATTCAATGCAGGTGCAGCGTGATTTGATTGGGTCGATAATCTTATTCATATAATTGCAGGTGATGATGAATCTGCAGTTATTCGCAAACTCTTCCATGAAACCTCGAAGCGCGGACATCGTGGCACAGTTATGAGCAACCACACCATTTTCAAGAATGAAGTTGTGCGTGGGATGATTGACGGAAATATCATACACCTTTCGGACACCAATCTTTTTGATGCTTTGAATTTTCATAAGTTTGTTTCCATCAAGTTCAATGAAGATAGAAAATAACTCACCGTCATGAATGGTCATCGCATTACCGTCTTTATCAAAGAATGGATGATCCTCTGTGCAAGTAATAATGGAACCATCTTCGAATTCAACCTCATATACTTCCTTTTCACCGTTACAGAAAGCGAATCCATCTGTCAAGATTGCTTTCTTCTTTTCAAAATCATATGAAAAAAGATTGAAGTATTTTCCATCAAGTTCTTCAATCGGAACCACAATCACGTTACCATCACTTAGAATGAACACCTTTTGTTCACCTGCAAAGCAACTAAGATTATCACCCTCATCTAAAATGACAACCTTGTAGTCTGAAGTGAAAGACACAGTTGATGCGAAAGATCGAATAGTGGTTCGAAGTGTGTCGATATTGCCATTCTCTGAAGCGTTGATAATCAAGAAGTCAAGATTCAACTCATTACATATCGCACGGGCGCTTGATGTCTTGCCAGTTCCGGGTGACCCACCAAGAAGAATATGAGGCACTTCATTCGAATCAACAATGTCCTGCATATACTTCTTGATTCGCTCAGGAAGAATAAGAGCTCTGACGGAAGTGGGGCGATACCGTTCAACCCAGAGGAATTGATTTTCACGAAATTCAATAGTCATTAGATTTTCCTATGATATGGTATAAAGGGTTCATCACGCGATCATGTCAAGAATTTTGAAGATCAGATCCATATATCTTCAGTCATCCACGGCCCCTCATCATCATTGCCACCTCTGAACATGCAATTCGGATTCATGATGAATTCCCATAGCTGACTATCAGAAAGTTCAAATAATTTCTCAGAAATACCGCATGAATGGTTCTCAACCTCTGGGAAAATAACATCCACCGCACCCGTGTTATTTTTCAGAATAGACTTGAGACGTTGAATCCGTTCTTTATTGGTTAGGTTGTCACTGAAAAGATAGTTTGATTTGTCTCCTGCATAATTCCAGGAATGCCATTTTTCACCAAACCGCGTTTCTCCATCAATATGCAATGCTCCTATATCATCAATGAAACCAAGAATTGATACTGGTTGATGCGTTGATTCTTTGAAGTTCACCACGAATGAATGTGCTAAATTCATATCGAATTTTTCTCTCATATCATAACCCTTGTTGAAGGCTGCCATGAACATATTCATTAACTCATGGCAGCAAAATTTAGATCAAGATTCGGAAGGAACATCAAGAGCGATGAAGTACTCAAGATCAGGATAAGATGGACTCGTGCAGGTGAACTTGCAAAGACCCTTGACTGACATCATCACCTTGTAGTCACCATGAATGATCTTCAGATTATCAACACTCAGCTGTAGCTTGCCTTTGAAATCTTCACTCATGTTCACATCCAGATCCACTCGATACTGATTCCCTGTAGAATTATCATTATGAACCTTGATGCCATCCTTATCAACGGTGACATTCTTGAGTTTCATCACCGAGGCTGCCTTGATAATCTGCTCGAATTGATTAATGTTCAGAACAAATTCTGCATCGGGTTCCGGCATCACAATCGCTTTTTCAGGAGGAGAAACGACAACACTCGGCGAAGAATAGAAATACTTGATCTTCGATGATGGGTTATCTGCATCAGTGATCTGAATGAAATCATCCTTGAATTCAAGATCAGGACGAGAATATAAGGAAATCGTTGCGAGAAACTCGTTCAGATCATAGATTGCGAATGTTTTCTCGAATACATCCTCGACAGGTGCAGACGCGAAAATGTTGCGTCGAACAGACATGGACCGCAGAACATTTCCAGAGTTGATCAGAATCCCTTGGTTGATGCTTGAAAAATTCTTGAGGACCTGAATCGTGTGTGGTTTCAAAATCATTTTATTCTCTCCGGTTGATATAGATATATTGTCGATTGCTGCTGGCTTGACTATTTGCTGCTTGGCTATTTTGCTTGACCATGGAACAAGTATATGATGAGTCGTCTATGGCGTCAAGTTTTCATTTCTTCATTGCTAATGCTGTTTCGAATGTGAGACTATTTGCTGCTGCTTGACCATGAAACAAGTATATGATGAGTTGACCATGGCGTCAAGTTTTCTCTTATCCAACATCGAATCTTGATATCGATGAAAATCCATTTGCTTTCTTGAGGACATCGATCTGAGAATCGAATAAACTACCATATGATGGATCATGTGTGATGATGAAGACATTCTTGTCAGGTAGATTTTTCAGTATCTTCATGAATGATTCCTTCGAGATAGAGTCAAGATTTCCATCAAGAATTTCATCTGCCACGAAAAGATTGGTAGTGAATCTCGCCCGTAGCTGCGATGCTTCACGCCAGGCCAGAACTGAGCAAAGATCAATTTTCTGACGCTCACCCTCACTGAGACATGAATATGTCGTTTCCATCCCTCTGATAATTATCTTCTCATTGAATTCATCATCAATCGAAAATTTAGCATTGAAGCCAAGGTCACGCAAGTATTCATTCATCAAGGTATTCACTGCAGGAAGATATTGCTTGATGATTGTTTTCTTGACACCATTATCACCCAAGATTGCACTGATTACTTCATAACGCTCCAGGGTATTGATGAGGTCTTCCTTTTCATCAAGCATATTCTCATGCGCGCTTGTCATGATCTTGAGAGTTTCAATCTCATCTTGAATCTTTGAACTCGAGCTACTTATCTCTCTGAGCAACTCATTTTTCAGAGATGAAATAGACTTACTAACACTCGTTCGCTCGGTTTGAAGTTTCATCATCGCATCACGAATCAATTTATTATGAAGACGAACATCTTCATTCTCCTGAATGCATCGATTATATTCACCCTGCTTCGAAAGCATCGAATCCTCAATTTCTCTGACAGAAGATATGGATGAATTTATCTTCTCGATCTTTTCTTCTCTGAATGATTTTTCAATCGACTGCTCACACGTTGGGCAAATCATGTTATTCTCAAAGAACGCAAGATCTTTGGATGATTGGGTGTTCTTGAGTCGAGCCTTGGTGATAAGACCATTGATTGAACTCAGCTTATCCTTGAGTTCAGCTTCATCATGAAGGAATTCATTCATCTTCGACTCTTCCATGATAATTTTTTCATCAATACTCATGACCATGGCTTCATACTGAGAAATTTTCTCCTCGACACGCTTCATCTCATCTTGATGATGGCGTTCATCAGATTCCTTGAGATTGCTTATCATCTTTTCTTGCATTATGATTCGTTCTTTCTGAATAGCAAATGATGTCTTGAAATCATTTATTCGTGTTTTCAGAGTAGCGAGATTGACTCGATGAATCTCATTCATCTTAGCGAACACGTTCAACCCGAAAATGTTCTCAATGAATTTTCTTCGCTGTTCAGACGTGAGCTTCATGAAACTTGTTCTTGACGCTGTACCAAGAACAACAATCTGAATGAATGTGTTGTAATCAATCTGAAGAATGACTTGCTCGAGAAACTCTTGATAGTCTCGAGCAGCGGATCCTTGGCTGATTAGTTCACCATCCTTGATGATCTCAAATATGTCAGGTCTGATTCCCCTCTTGATGATATATTGAGTGCTATTACTCTTGAAGTAAATTTCAACAAGAAGATCCTTACCATTTCGATTATTCACCAGATTAGGCTTGTTCATTTTTCGAAAGGTCTTTCCGAACAACCCGAAGCAAATCGCCTCCAGCAATGTAGATTTACCAGCAGAGTTCAAACCTCTGATTGCAGTCACTCTATGTGAATTCAATGAAACGGTTGTAGGACTATCACCGAAGGATAGAATGTTCTTGAATATGATTTTTTCGAATGAAATCATTCTTCAGCCCCCTTAGATAATGCTTCCTGATATAGTTCATCAATCTCTGAAATGATCTTCGCTCGATCAAATGACCGATCCTGCACGATCAAATCAACATGATTTTTCAAGAGGCTGAGGGTATCATCTGAAGAATTCTCACTATCAGATTCCAAATTAGCCTTCCAGAAGTCGATTGAAGATTCAATAACTTCTGTGGTATGCGTTATTGATACCAGACGCTCAATGAAAATATCGAATTTATTTCTTGATATCTGTTCAAACGAAGGAACCCTGACACGAACAATCTTATCCTGAAAGATGGAATAATCGAAACGAACCAGGTCAATGTCATCTGAGTAGTCAATCATCTCGAATAGATATTCTTCAATGATGATCTTTTCAGTGTTCCTTGTTTCAACATCAAATATCATGAAACTCTTCAGATGACCATAATCGTTCCAGGTTAGTTGAGTGACGCAACCAACATAGCAGAAATTTGAACATGAGCTCCATATATGATAATGACCTGAGAATACCTGTGAGAATTTTCCAAAGAGACTCTGCTCATCACCATCAAACTCAACTGAATTGTTGTAGATGGAATTGAGTTCGAAATGACCGCATAGCAGTTCCGCCTTCGAACTCCTTATTGACGTGGTGATTTCTTCATAATTTTCTGAATTGATCCATGCAGCCATTCCAATCTGACAACCATCGAAATCAATCTCTCTGTATTTTTCAATGATGGTTATGTTCTCATACTCGCTGAGAAGAAGGGTTGGTGAGTTGATGACTGAAGTGTTCTTATGAAAGGTGTCATGATTACCAATCACCACAATCATTCTGATATTCTTTTTCAGAAGAACGTCGAAAAAACTCTTCTTTGCGATGTTCAGAGTGTTGAAATTGATATACTTTCGTCTATCGAATATATCACCGAGTTGAATGATCGTGTCGATATTATTCTCTTCACAGTATTCAACAACTCGGTTCAAACTCTTGATCTGATTTTCAAGAAAGAACAAGGAATCTGACCTTGCCCCGAAATGGATGTCACCAAGAAAGCAAATTTTCATTGATCCATCAACCAAAGAACATCTTCAGAATTGATGCTTGAATAATCATTGTAGTCATCCTTCTCGTCAATAGTGAAGAAATCTGCTTGACTCTTCATCATATCTTTCTTTACTTTCATCTGAACTTTCTCCTTGCTGATAACACGGAGAAATGATCTCCATGCAACCATGCTGAAATAAGCGAATGGGTTGAAAAAATTGTATGGATCGAATTTCTTGATTGCAGCAACGCATTGAACAATACCTTCTTCAATCATCTCGTCACGATAGGTATATCCATAGAAATTATAGCGCTTGGCGAGATTATTACAAATCAAGATGATTGCTCGACCGATATTATCAGATGGAATTGGCTCTTTGGTACCATTCTCCTTAGCCAGTTTCAGCTTGTCATGATAAGCCAGAAGTTCCTTGTGTAATTCTTCTTTATTGACGAAATTAGGTCTGGTGGTTTTATTTTTCATGATAATATACTTCCTCTTCTCGAATTGCTTCTTGACTTGACCATGGAACAAGTATATGATGAGTTGACCATGTAGTCAAGTTTTCATACTCATTTATGAATAATCATCTTCATCCTCGAGAGAACGTCTACATGTGCGAACATGCTCGCTTCGCTCCTTTGAATATTCTTCAAGAGACAAGCATCTTCGCTTCGCTCGATCAAGAGTGCTAAAGCAGGCAGCTTCGCTGGTAGTGGATTTAAAGGTTATTGATTTAATTGGAATTATGTACTAAGTAATACAGAACACGGTCGGTTCTCCAGGTTAACCACTTGATTTAATTGAA